ATGCTATTAGCAAGCGGTGTGGCAGGTGGGAAGGAAAACACCTGCCACGCCGTATTGTCAGTTAGCGCGGTAGCGATTGTTCCTCGTAGGGTAGAGATTGCTGACATTATCCTACTTGACCGCCCGGCGCTAAGTGATCCGCAAGTAAACCGCGAACACGTGCCATTAGAGTATTGCCCATGCGATACGGCGAAGGTTGAAAGTCTGGTGAAATGCCACCAGCGTTTGAAGCTTGGCGAGCTTGCCAAATGTCAACAGCAATCATTAAAGATGCTAGGTTTACTTCAGGTAGTGTTTCGTAATCAATGTTAGTAGCAGCGTAAACGCGACCATAAGGCACTACTTGATGATAAGGCTCTGTTACAGATTGATTTAAATTAAAAGTTAGTGAGTGGCCATTTACAGCCGTTAACGTCTTATTGCCATTAAAATGCTGGCGCACGTTTTCTACTGTTACTGTTTGGCCTACGTAAAATTGTTTTTCTGTGCTAGGTAAGAAAATCTTGCCGTATGTGCCAAATCCTTCTAGGGCTACAACAGATTGGTCATTGAACCATAGCTTGTCTTTTACAATGTTTTCTGCTGCTTGGCAGCATTCTTCCACTACTGCTGAGCTGTATAAAGCACCAATGCCAAGGGCAGAACGCAGTTCCGCTTCAGTTACGTATGTTGCAGGCATTGTCTTTCCTTTCTAATGTTAGCCCCGGCGCAAGGGCTGTGCGCCGGGGTAACTCTACGATCTAGTTAGTTAGATCAGGACTTGTTGAACCAGTTAGCCCCGGAGCCCACCTTGGTGGCCAACGCTCCATATCCATAGTACAGCAAGTCAATTGTTCCATCGCTGTTTACGTTTGTGCGTAGCTGGAAGCGTGGTGATTCAAACCATTGATATGAATCTGGGTTGATAACTACCATTGAGTAATCACCTAGACCTGTATTACCAGTTCCAGAGATTTGGCGGTTGACACGAAGGGTTAAGCCTGCAACTGTTCCTGAAACAGAATCTGGTGAAAGAACTCCACCATTGTTTTGTGGATTTGATGCAATGTAAATTGGGCGGCCACCATCTTCATAGGACATAATCTTTGACCATTGCTCAGGTGATACTACAATGTTACGAGCAAAGCCAAGTGTTCCCTTATAGATTGCACCAGCGGCGTTTGCAATGTAAGTCAATAGACCTGTCTTATCTTCAGTTGTTGCATCTGCGTTTAGAACGCCATCGTTTGCAACTTCAGCAGTTACGTAGTAGTCGGTTTCCTTTGCGTACGCAAACTCCATTTGACGTACAAGCTCATCAAAGAATGCTGGGCTTGAGCGATCAATTAGCTCAACAGTTGTAATTGCGCGGCCTTTGAATGGCTTAACATCAACGTTGATAAAAGATGCAGTTAGTTGTGAATCAGCAATTGCTTGATTCTCATTAATCTGATCTACTGTTGGTACAGCAGTTACCTTAGGAATCTGGAATACAAGGCCAGCATCAGGTAGGGTTCCGCGGCTGATTGAATCAATCATTGGGCGGTCTGCATTTGATAATGGGTTAATAATCTCTGTTAGCTGGCGTGTTGGAACCATGCCAGGAGCAGTAGTTGTTTCGTTGTCGGCAGCGCGGACATACATTGCTGCATCGTCATCGCCAAGGAACTTTGCACGTAGAGTGTTTTCAAGGTACTTAGCCTTGGTGAACTCTAAACGTGGCTTGGCATAAATTGGTGCTGTAACTGTTGGGCGCGAAGCTTCCACCGCAGGGGCTTCAACCTCAGGCGCAACGGCTACGGCGTTTGTTGTGTCTTCCACAACGGCCTCGCTTTCGTTTTGGGTTGTTATTTCTTTTGCAGCATCATCTTCAGATGCAGCAACGCTCAAAACTTCCGCGCTTTTAAACGCAGCAGCTTGAACAAGACTTGTTTCTTCCATCTTGCTTTTTAGTACACGATATACGCCATTTTCGCGCTTGCCATCAATGACTTCAACGCCAACTGATAGGCCGCTACGTAATTGCTCAGATGCTTCAATTAGTGCATCTGTTCCGCGTGTCGTGTTGCTAATCTTGAATGTGGCATACATGCCATCTTCATCTTCTCTGTAAGACACCATGCGACCAATTGGCTTCTTTGCATCATGCTCTAGCAAAAGCTTTGGCTTAGGGCTGTCAGGAATCTCAATTGATCCTTTTTCAAATACAACTTTGCCAGCAGATGTCTGCCCAATCTCACCATCAAACGGCACAATTTTGCCAGAGATGGTGCGCTCACTAATTGAGCATTCTAAATCGCTAGTAAATGTTAGGTGCATTTTCATTTCCATTCGGTGATAGGTTTTCCATTTCCATGGCTTGTTCTACTGTAATTAAACCAAGTGATAACATTTTCTCAATTACAGTTAATCTTTCAATTGCATTTACTGCCAAGAAAGCATCCTCTACATCAAACTTAACAATGTTAGTTGATGCTGTAATGTCATTCATGCTTAGTCGGCCTTCAATGGCATGCAAGTAAGGCGCTAGAGATAAAGAAACGAACTGACGGCGCTCATCTTGAACGTTGGCATACGTCATGCTGTTATTCATATCTGCACTTATGTAATATGCAGGTACATTCATTAAACGTGCTACTTGCGTACTCATGTTTTGTATTAGGTCAACGTAGCCCATGTCCTTAGGACTAAAACTGGTCGGCACGTAATCTAAAGTGCTAGTCAGATAGGCTGTTGCGCGCTGTGATCGTGCCGACTTCCAAGCTGCCAATATGGCATCAACTTCTTCTTTGCTTAAATCTGCACCTGTGTTCTTAATGACACCTGAAGGCATTGGCGTAGCAGTTGCAACGCTTGTTGACTTATCTAAATCAATTGCAGCTCTTAAAGTTCTTGCGCCACGCGCTAATACACCTTCATCTAAACCTTGGAATGTAATCAAAGAGCCAAGACCCGACATCGGAACTTCTTTGCCATCAATGTAATAGCGTGTTATGTATTGTGATACAGGATCGCTATCAAATGAAACGCGACCTGGTGCAATCCATTCAAATCTTGCTGGTCTGCCATCATCAAAGTAAGTTTCTGTTACACGCCAATATGCAACGCCAAAAAATAATAGTGAATCTACTGTCCAAGCTAAAGTTACAGATATTGGTTGCGCTGTAGCTGGTTGCTCTAGCCATAATGGCTTTCCTAGTTTTTCGCCTGTGCTTTTTTTGTATAAGCAAAGTGGGAACGTTGCAATTGTTCCAGCAATAAGGTTTCTGCATCTTGCAACAGATGGAACGCTTATAGCTTCTTCTCTGCCAACTGGATTAAATGCTAATGGAAGAAAATAATTAAAAGAATCCGTCATTAACGGCGGTGCGAGTTGCGCCTCTATTTTTGCAGGGCGAAAACGATCTAATAGACCCATCGTTTAATGATAGCACACAAAACGGACATATCTAGCATTTTAGACATAGATTTGTGGCTTGCTTTGTGGCTTTAGCAATTGATGCACGACCATGGCTAATGAGATGGCAGCTGACACATCCCCAGCCGACTTACGGCGCACGATACGCCACCCGGCATCCGATTCTTTAGCCGCGCAGTTATTCATGCTATCAACTAGCGATTGTTGCCCAGCATGTACAATCCTAGAGTTAACTATGCTGTCATATAAATCAGAGCAAGCCTGGTAGAACACAGTTCCGGACATATCCTGAATCTTATGGCCTGATTGGCTTAATCGCTCAGCAACGCTCATGGTGGCGTACTTATCAAAGCAAATCATCCTGGGTTTGTATTGCTTAGCCCATTCATTGACTTCAATAGCCATTTTAAGTTCATCTATGGCTACTTGGCTTTCAAATTGAGCTATAACGCCTACGCCAACCTTGCCATCATCCATAATCTGGCCAGCAACTAGGCTTGCCATCTTCTTGTTAACCGATATGTCCATGCCAAATATAGTCAGCCTGCCTGGCTCTAGTTTTAGCTCAGCAAAGCCTAAATCCTCAAATGCTTGATGTGGCCATGGCGATTTAAGCGCGCTAATCCACATGCAAAGGGTTTCGGTGCGTGTAGCCTCAACGCTAGATGTGGCTATTGCTTCTTCAATGGTTGCTTCATCAATTAGATAGCCCAATGCCGGATTAGCCTGATACCAGGCGTTACGATCTGTAATCTTGCTAAAATCGTCAGCACTATATTCCCAAAATCCCATAGTGGCGGGTGGATATGACAAACACATACTGCGCATATTGTTCAGTACTGTGGAATACATATCACCAGCGTTACTAGTCATAAATATCTGACTATTTGGCCTTGCCCTAGTAATAGGCTTAGCAGCTGTCCAAGAATCTTCATCTATTTCACGTAACTCATCAATGTATAGCAAATCCGCGGTCTTACCACGGCTACCATCTCTTGTTGCCGCGACTATCTCATATCTAGCCCCATTAAGAAGCTCTACTGATTCCTGACCATTAGCCACGCGGATTTGCTTTACCTGAGCCATCAACATTGGGTTATCCTCAATAACTTCAACTACCTTCCGAAAGGTATCTAAGGCCATACCCCTGTTAGATGACATAGCCACTATATTCTTTTCGCCAAAAACAAACAAACCGGCAAGGATGCGTATACGTGCTAGGTGTGTTTTACCATTTTGACGTGCTACTAGCAGCAAGCTTGTCTTTCTACGCCATTTACCAGCCTTATCTACTGCCAGCAAATCTTTTAGCACATATTCCTGCCAAGGCAGCAGCGTAAGGTTTAGATCATCAAGAAACTTCTTGACCTCAGGTAGCCTGGACTTTCCTTTTAGCGGCGCATTTTGCAAGCGCGGCTTGGTTGCTCCTTTAAGTGCCTTTTTCAATTAGCCCCCGGCTGACCTGGACTAATAAAGG